CTGACGCAAAAGCAATGATGGTATACGCCATCGGTGGCGGTGGCGGTGGTGGAAGCGGGCGGCGCGGCGCGGCTGGGTCTGCGAGATTTGGCGGTGGCGGCGGCGCGTCGGCGTCTGCACTTCACCTGTTTTTCTCGTCTGCCGATTCGATTGCAGGGCAAACGGCAACCATTGCTGTTGGTTCCGGCGGCGCTGGTGGAGCGGCTGTTGCAGCAGACGACACCAACGGCAATGGCGGCGGCAACGGTGCCGCTACAACGATCACCATAAATGGAAAACGAGTGCTAGCCTCGCAAGGGCTGGCCGGTGGCGGCGGCACTGCGACTGCTGGCAACGGCGGAACGTCAGTCGCTGGAATGCTTAGAGGAAACCCTGGCGGCAATTCAAGCGCCACCGCAAACGCGGCGCTTCCGCAGAGTGGGGATTACAACGGCTTTTGCGCTGCTGGCGCATCTGGTGGCGGAGGAATATCAACGGGAAACGTGTCCTATAACGGCGGGCAGGTTCGCGGGGACACTCTTTACGACGGGCAAAACACGGCCTTCTCTAACACTCCTGGCGGAACGGCTCCAGGTGGCAATGGGAGCAATGGCGCAAGCCTTTCCTTCGGCCTTCCGCTGCCGGGTGGCTCTGGCTCTGGCGGTGGTGCTGGCAATTCGACTACGGCTGGTGGCAGCGGTGGCAACGGAGGCACCTACGGCGGTGGTGGTGGTGGTGGTGGCGCTTCGTTCAATGGGTTCAATAGCGGCGCTGGCGGCAACGGCGGCAACGGCTTCCTACGGTGCGTGGTGTATTACTGATATGCAATCTCTCGCAATCCTCAACGCTGCCGGTCGCGTCGTGACGTTCGTTCGCGCCGACGTTCCCGAAGGCTGGACGCCGCCGGAAGGCTGCACCGCAGTCCCCGACGATCAACTCCCGGCAGGCTGGGAGATGGAGCCAGAGCGGCACGATCTCGCGGAAGTTCGACGCGAGCGCAACGAGCGGCTCTCCGCGAGCGATTGGACGCAGGTGGCCGACGCGCCCGTTGAGCGCACTGCTTGGGCCGCATACCGGCAAGCCCTCCGCGACCTCCCCAGCGTCTATAGCGGCACAGGCCCGATCCCTTGGCCGCAGGAGCCAGCCTAATGCCATTCTCGTTTCCCTCCTCACCGACCGTAGGCCAGCAATCCACGCAGAACGGGCGCGTCTATTCGTGGACGGGTTCGGCGTGGGAGTTGGTGGCGATCCCGACGAGCGTGGATGCGGGGAATCTCACCGGCACCGTCGCCCTCGCCCGCCTCCCCATCGTCCTTGAGCAGACGCAGACCGTGGGCAACAGCGGCACCTCAACGACGCTGGCCCTGACCACCGGCAGCGTCCAGACCGTGACGCTCAACGGCAACTGCACATTCACGATGCCATCACCGACCGCTGGGGCTTCGATCACGCTGATACTCACGCAGGGCGGGACGTTCACGGCGACGTTTACGGGCGTCCTGTGGGCAGGCGGAACCGCGCCCACGATCACGGCGACGAGTAGCAAGGTGGACATCCTTGTATTCGTCAGCAATGGCACCAGTTGGTTCGGCACCGCGAGCCAGAATCACTAATGCTTGCAGGCAAGATTGCTTACTTCCGAGCGACGGCCCACCCGGAGGCTGCAAGTTGGCGAACCCGCGTCATCGCCAACGGCGGCACCGTATCCGCTTCGACGTTCGCGGCGGTTGAAGCCTTCTGCCGGGCGGTTGATACGGCAGGCATCCGCTCGCGCTTCTACCGGCTCAACCTCTTCGCTGGCACCGGCCTTGCATCCGCACTCGTCCCGCTCTATCGGGGGCAGTCCCTCGGCGGGACGCAGTTCGGGAATGCGACGGACACGAACAACAACTTTGTCGCGGGGGATTATGTTGAAACCGGCACGACGGGCGGGCTGACCGGCAACGGCAGCAACAAGCGGCTGCAGACCGGCATGGGCATGGTGGCCGCCGGAATCGCGCACACAGATACGCACGCCTCTTGGTATCAGCGATCACAAAACACCACCAACGCCACTACGGTCGGGACTTTCGGCGGTGAGGCTGCACAGGCATCATTTGGCGCGCTTGCGCAAGGTCAGTTCAACGCTCTTTTCTACCGCTCCGGTGGTGCCAACAACTGCGGCATCGAAAACGCAACGTGGTCGGGGGCCAACCGCTCTGGCCATATTCTGTGCCAGCGCACCAACAACGATGCGAGGGTCTACCGAAACGGCGTCGATCTCAACTTTCCCGTGACCATGACCAACACGAACAACTGGTCGGTGACGAGCCCCGGCGCTCCATCGGTGTTTGCCCGCAATCGTGCCGACGCGGGTAATATTGGCGACCAGTTTCTTGCGGCCACCCTGCAAGGATATTCCATCGGAACGTCGTTCACGGCCACGCAGGCGGCAGCGTTCTCGTCGGCCGTCGTGGCCTTCCAGACAGCACTGGGGCGCAACTAATGACGCTCGCAGACCTCACGCTCCCGATCTCCTACGCCGACGCCAAGGGCTACGCCCTGATCTTCACGCCCGCGCTCGCGGCCCGGCTCGCGGAACTGCACGCGACTCACGGCTCGGCCAACTGCGTTCCGGTCCCGCGAACGCTGACCGATGGGCGGCTCATGCTGTGTGCGGACATTCTGACCGAGATCGAACCCGGCGGGCTGCTCCATGCCATGTGGGAAGCAGCGGACAAGGCCGTGCTAGGGACAAGCGTGGAAGTGATCCCGTGGGCTGATGCGGTGGCGCTGCTGCCGCCCGACGAGCCGATTGCCTGAGTTGCTGTCTTCCCACAAAAGACGGTCGCGCCGTTTGTTGACGTTCGTTGATGCCGATTGAAGTTCATGCGGACGCTTGCAACGCCCTTTCGGGCCGCTATGGTTGGGCCATCCAAAGGAGGCCAACATGGCAAATGCAGAGCGATTCACGGCGGTAGAACTGGACACGATCCGGCTGGCGATCATGCACACGCGGGTCTACGCAAAGGACGACAAGGCCATCGACAAGATGCTGGACAAGCTCCAGGCCAAGGTGGAGCGGCTCATCCTTGGACGGGGCCGCAAGTTGCAGGAAGTGTGAATTGCGCTCTTCACCTTAGAGACGGTCGTGCCGATTGCCTGCCGTATCCGACTGGGTACAATCGGGGCATGGCAAAACGAATCGACCCTGACGAATACATTCGCATAGGCTCCGCAGCGGCCATCGCAGGCGTGACGCGGGCCTACATCAATCGGCTAATTGCCCAAGGCCGTTTCCCGGCTGTCTGCATCGACGGGCAAAACTTCGTCAGGCGGGCCGACGCCGAGAAGTTTGCGAATCCCCCGAAAAACTAAAGGGCTTGACATCCTGTATCCGATTGGATACAATAGTGGTGTTGGCGGTTTGGTTTGTGATGTTCGGAGGCGACGATGGCGTGGGTATTTCCAAGTCCAGACGGTCATTCGCGCGAGCCTTTCCGCGTCAGTTACGACTGGCTGGAGGCTCGCTATGGGCTGGCCTTGTCTGGTGCGATGGACGATGCCGACACCATCCGCAACTACCTGCACCGTTGCACAAACGGCCGGTATGTGCGAATCGACCCGAAGGATATGTCGGCCGTGCGGGAGATCATGGTGATGGCTGAAGAGTTCCTGAAGCGGCCAAGGACGGCATCGGAAAAACTGGTTGCCAGCAACATTGCAAAGCGGGCCAAGAAATGGCTGGAGGACGTATGAAACCGTTTCGCGTTTCGTCGGATTGGATTTGGTACGCACATGGCCCGGCTGCCGACGGTCGCCAGCCATCGGCGGTTGCCCTGTGCGAACTAGCGTCCGAAAAGGATTATGCCCTAGTCGCGGATAGGTCGCTGGTGCAGGAGATCGTCAGCGTGGCGGAACTGTACGCCGGTAGTTACGGAGGCGATGCCGAAGACCGGGCCAGATCACGCCGGGCGTCGAAGGTGATTGAGCGGGCCAAGGCGTGGCTGGCGGATTCCTGAAGTGCGCTCTTGCACCAGGAGAGCGTTCCCGAAACGTATCAAAAACGATACGCTTCACGAACGATCTCGCGTACAATCGGGGCGATCCCGGCGGACAGCGACCGGACAGATAAACCGGTTTTGCGACCCCGCCGGGATCGCTTTTCGCGAAAGGCGAAAATGGCACACGCCACGCTACGATTCGACCTGAGCGACACGGACGACGCCCGCGAGCATCGGTACGCTCTGGCAGGCCGCGAGGCGCTGATAGCGTTGGAACTGATCGACAACCGCTGCCGGGCGATCTGTAAGCATGGCGAGCCGTCGCCCGAGACGCAGCGGATCGTGGAAGAAATACGGGCGTTGGTGCCTTACGAACTGACGAGCCTACTGGTCTAGTGCGCTAGCGAGCGAAGGGAGCGAACTGCCGAGCAATCTTCGGTAGTTGCGCTATTGCGGCGAGAGACGCCCGCCACCCCCTCACTCGCGCCCGCCGGCCGTGCCATTCTGCTAGGGAATCCCCCAACGGTTCCCGAGCAGGCCAATGCCGTCCTACCTTCGCGAAATTGCCGACGCTCTTGCGGCCAGCCTCAATACCGTGTCGTGGGAACTTTCGCCGATCACGATCGAGCGAAAGAACTGGGTCACGGTCGACATCGAGGGCATGGCGAACCCCGTGATTTACGTCACGCCGGGCAACGCCGACGTGCAGCGGATCGGCCGTCAACAGAGCCAGATCGACTACACGGCCCACGTCTTCATCGGTCGCCACGTCTCGACCGACCAGGAGGTCGACCAGATGATCGACCTGGCCGGCGAGGTGCTGCTCCAGATCCGGGCGCACGAGTTCATCGACGTTGAGGACTGGCCCGGTGGCGTCACGAGCCCCGAGAGCTCGAATATCGAAATCAACCCAGACGACGCTCTCAACGACCGCAACGTCTGGCGGGCCGTCATCACGGCTACCTACCGGGTGCTTGAGAGCGACAATCTCCCGGTGGGGTGACGCATGGCTGGACTCTCTGGAGTCGGGCAGGCACTCAGCGGCAAGGGCAACCTGGTCCCGCCCGCCTTTCGCTTCAAGGCGAAGATGAATTTCGCCCACGTCAAAAAGAAGGTGAAGAGCGGAAACCTCAAAGCCCTCGACAGGGCTGGCACCATTGTCCGTCAATCGTCGAAGAAGCAGTTCTCGCACCGCAACGTAAAGACCAAGCCGAATTGGTCGCTTGTCGGAAGGAAGGACGGAATGCCGGTGCTGGCGATGGACTTCCGTCCTCCGATTCCAGGCCGGATCACAAGCTGGAAGAACCCTCGCGGGCGAGGTGCGACGCGGACTGGCTTCCTGCGGACGCTCATTCGCTACGCGGTCGACAACCGCCGCGAGTCTGTGGTGATCGGCCCGACCGACGCCGCAACGTGGCTCAACAAATTGCAGGAGTTTGGCGGGTCCGCCAGGCGAGTGCTCCGGCTTGTCGGTCGCTACCCGACTAGCCAGCGGAGGCCAAATCGCGTGCTTGAGAAGTTCCAGCCTCCTGACTCATTGGTTAGCGGTGGACGCAGCGGCGGCCGAGACAAACGCGGGCGGTTTAAGCGCAACCTCGGTCGCGGGGCATACGTCGGCGTCTGGATCGACCCGGCCCACACGCGGCGTCGCAAGACGATGGACCTGGCTTCCAGCGATGGCAAGGTGCCGCCTGGGCGGTTCATGCGAAAGGGCTTGGCGGCCAAGTTGCCGAAGCTCGCCCAGCAGTGGCGGGGCCAGATCTCAGGACCGTGACCGAGGGCTAACACCCCCTACGGTCGCCGCCCCGCCGCTCCTAGTTTGAGCGTATCGCCGCACGCAGGCGACATCGCACACACAGGAGGGCAGAGATGTCCGGCACATCGTCCAACATTCTTCTCGGCAAAGACGTGACCATAACGGGCGTCACTGGGGCGCGCAGCGTCACCGTCACGTCGTCCGCCAGCGAGATCGACACCACCACGCTCGGCGGGCTGACACATCGCCGGTTCTCCAAGGGTCTGGCAGAGCAGACGATCGAGATTGAGTGCATCGACGCCCCCGGCTGCGAAGCCGGAGCCACGATCACCATCGGCGGCACGACGACCGGAAACGCCGCCTACATTGTGACGAGCGTTGCCCAGGCCGAGCCGATCGACGGCATCGTCACCTACACCGTGTCGGCAACACGCGCCCCGTCTTAAACCTGAACACTAGGAGCCTACACACATGGCAGTCACTCTCGGCCGCAGCGGATCGCTTTCCGCGCCTTACGGCACCAATATCATCAATGTCACGAAGACCACAGAGTCCGAGGCCGTTGATGTTTCCAATCGCACCAACGCCTCGGGCGGCTACAAGGTCTCGCAGGCGGGCTTTAAGTCCGTGACGTGGGAAATCGAGTGCCATAACCCAGGAGCGGCGATGACCGATCTCCTTGATGCCAACGCCGATAACGGCGTCACCGTCATCAGCGTGACGGAAAACATCAACGTCGACGGTGCCGTCACCTACACGATCACGGCCAAGGGCGGAACCTGACCAGTGGCGATCACGCTGGGGAAGGACTGCTCGATCTCGATCGGCGGCAACATCGCCAGCGCGCGGAGCGTCACCCTTACGGAGACGGCCCGCACGATCGACATTGAGGCGTTCGGCTCGCGTCAGGTCGAGGTTTACAACACTGGCTACGACGCGACCGTTTCGGTCGAACTCAACGACGCCAGCGACGTGGATTTCTCGTTTTTGGAAAACGGCGATCAGATCACCGTCTCTGGCGGCTCGGGCGGTTGGTCGTTCCCGGCGGTTGTGACAGGCATCTCGGAAACCTTTTCCGTTGACGGGGTCGCTACGTTCTCTGTTGAGTGCAAGATGACCCGCACAGGACTGAGGTAGCCAATGCGTGAGTTCAAAGATGACGAAGGTCGCCCGTGGCGTCTGGCGTTGACCGTAGCGTCGGCGTTGCGAGTAAAAGACCTTGTGTCGGTCGACGTGACCGACGAGGACGGCACCAGGCGGACGGTGCCGTTTGATCTGGTCGACGCCGGGGCGATCTCGCAGACGTTCCAAGTGCTGCGAACGCAATACGCCAAGATCGGCGAAGTGCTCTACGCGATCCTCGTGAAGCAGGTCGCGGAGAAGGGGCTCGACAAGGAAGCATTCCTCGAAGGGCTGCGGGGCGACGCTCTCGACGCGGGCGTCAAAGCGTTGGAGGCCGAGCTTGTCGATTTTTTCCCGCCGCGCCTCCGCAAGATGATCGGTCTTCTCGCCGCCAAGATGGACGAAGTGGCAGGCGAGATGCTGACGAAAGCGGAGGCGGGTTTGGAAGCCGCGAGCGCGGAGACGCTGATCGCACAGTCTGGGACACCATCTGGGAAGCCGCCGGAATCCTCGGAGTCCACCCAGGCAAGTGGACCCTCCGACAACTCCTCCTCGCTAGAGACAGCCGCCTAGAGCACCAGTGGTGGCACACCGCCAACCTCATCGCCCAGCAAGCCAACATTCACCGAGACAAACACTCGCCCAAGGCAGACCCGAGAAAGTTCAACCCGTTCGCAAAGAAGACGCGACCCAAGGCGCGAGAGGCAACTCCCGAGGATCTTGAGCGGCTCTTCGGAAAAGACTGGCAGAAATACGCATGAGCGCAGGATCAGTCAGAGCGGGCAGCGCGTTCGTCGAGATCGGGGCAGACCCGCGCAAGTTCTTCGCTGCGTTGAATCGCATCAACAAGGCGATGGCCAACATGGGCCGCTCGCTCGCCGGGGCGGGGGCGAAGGTCGGCGGCATCGGCGTGGCGACGCTCGCGCCGTTTGCGGCTGCTGTGCGGCAGGGGACGGCGTATCAGTCGACGCTGTTGAATATCCAAGCGTCGACCGGGGCGACTGCCCAGGAGCTCGACCGGCTCAAGGCGGCATCCATGCAGATGTCGCAGGCAATGGGCGTCGGGCCGACGCAGATCACCAACTCATTCCTCGAACTGCTCAAAGCGGGCATGAGCGTCGAGCAGGTTCTCGGCGGGGCAGGGCAGGCGGCGATTGAGTTTGCGACTGTGGGCCAGATGGACGTGGCCGAGGCTGGCGTCGTGATGGCTGATGCGATGAAGGTTTTTGGCGTGACCGCTGACGTGGCGGCCAATGCGATCTCATCGGCGGCAGATGCTTCGAGCACGTCGATTGCCGGTCTGTCGCAGGCGTTCTCGCAGGTGTCGGCGGTCGCCGCTCTGGCGAATCAGTCGATTGGCGACACGTCGGCAGCACTGGCGATCCTTGCCAACGCTGGCGTGAAGGGCTCCGACGCCGGCACTTCGCTCAAGACGATGCTCCTGCGGCTCATGGCCCCGGCAGACGAGGCGGTCGGGGCTCTCAAGTCAATCAATCTCTCAGTTGACAGTTTCCGCACGGCCGATGGAAAGATGCGTCCGCTCGTTGAGATCATTGGCACTCTCAATAAGGCGATGGGCAATCTCAACCAAGCTGCAAAAGACGATTTATTCCGGCAGATTTTCGGGTCAGATGCGATCCGTGCGGCTGCTGTTTTGACGAGCACCGGCGTCCAGGGTTTCAACGACATGACAGCCGCCATGGGCGGGGCCATGTCGGTGGGCGACAAATTCAAGACGATGATGAGCGGCCTGGCTGGCGCGGGCGGAACGGTGCTCGCTGCCATGGAGCGGGCCGCGATTGCCATTAGCGACGCTGTCGGGCCAGCATTGATGGAGTTCGGCAAGCAAGTCGCAGGTGCCTTGGACTGGCTGGCTCAGTTCGCTCGCGAGAACCCGGCCGTTGTCGCATCAATCGCAAAAATGGCTGCCGGTGCGATCGTTGCCGGCTCGGCGTTCACGACGCTCGGGCTGTCGCTCCAGGCGATGAGCTTTGCGGCTGGCGGGTTCCTGAAGCTAGGCAGCCTCATCATCTCGCCGCTCACGGCCACGGCGGCGGTCGCAAGCTCGCTCGGCCAAGCGTTCACCGCTGCCTCCGTTCGGGTCAGCCTCTTCGCATCTCGCGGCATTGCTGCTGTCGCACAGTTCGCGGCAGAGGCGACGGCGAAGATGGCGATCTCGGCCGCGCAGACCGGGGCGGTGGCGACCAACTATTTCGCCGGGACGATCTCGATCATGTCTGCCACGGTGGCCCGCGCCGCCGAAGGCAATTTGCGTGCGGCTGCAATCGGCGTGCAGGCGATGGCAAAGATCGGTGCTTCCGGGGCGTCGAGCGCTCTGATCGCTGGGGCTCAGATTGCGAGGCTGTCGACGCAGGGCGGGACGCAGCTTCTTCGTCTTGGCGTGCAGGGCTCAACCGCACTGGCGACCATCGGCACGCAGGCCACGGCGACTGGGGCTCTGACCGTTGCTTCGTTCGCCAAGTCGCTGGCTTCGATGGCGGCCTACACGGCATCGTCAATCGCATCGGCGGGGGCGACTGCGTTGGCCTGGGCGGCCGCAAACACGCCGCTCCTAGCGTTGGCTGGCGTGGTCGGCGGTGCGATTGTCGTCGTTTCGCAGTTGTCGACTCTGGTGTTTGATCTCGGCTCTAGCGTCAGGGAGAGTTTCAACAAGGCTGTCTCTGAATCCGTCGTCGTGTTCAACGATCTGAAACAGATCGCCATGACAACCTTTGGCGCGGTGTCTGACGCTCTCGCGGCCGGAGACATGGAACTGGCGATGAAGGCTGCGATGGAAGGCGTGGTCGCCGCCTTCGCTCGCGGGGCAGGGGCGTTGATGTCAAAGGTCGACGGTCTGAGTGCCGACATCCTGAACACGCTCGATGCGTTCGCAACCTTCGCCGCCAACCCGACTCTCGGTCTGCAAATGGCGCTCGGCGAAAACCCGGCGATTCTCGCCAAAGACCCGACGCTAAAAGCACTCAATGCCAGGCAAGACGCTCGTCTCGGCAAGGTCACAGAGAACGACGCAGCGAGAGCAGCCAGTCAGCGAGTGGCCGACCAGAAGGTGCTGGACATCGCAGCCCTTGCCGCTGCGAGGCGGGCAGAGAAG